CCGCTGAACTTGAATTAAAGTTAAGGGGTGAACTTGCTCAATCAATTGTCAATTCAATAGCAGATGAAAGAGAAAAGGAGATTGCAAATGCACAACTATCTTTTAGGAATAAGTTAGATGCCATTGTCGGTGATGGTGCAACTGAAACAGCATTAAGGGCTCAAATAAAAGAAGAGGAAAGGGTGGCTATGCTTGCTCTTGATACTAAATTTGAACAGGAAGATGCAGCCAAGAAGTTAGCGGCAGATGAAAAAAAGAAAGCCGATGATCTTAAAACAGCAGCAGATGACAAGAAAAATGCTGCTGATAAAATTGCAAACGAGAAAAAAGTAAGGGATGCCAAAATAGAAATGGCGCAACAAGCCTTAAATGGTTTGACTGCCTTGGCAAAGTTATCAGGCATACAAGGTCAGGCAGCAATTAATCTTAACAAAGCACTCGCTGTCGTTCAAATTGGAATTGATACAGCAAAAGGTATTTCATCAGCTGTTGCTGCAGGTGCCGGGATTCCATTCCCTGGCAATATTCCTGCCATCATCACAGGGGTATCAGCGGTATTGAGTGGTATTGTTGCTGCCAAGGCCGCATTATCTGATACAGGCGTATCAGCACCATCAACTCCAAGCCCCTCATTTGATACCGGTACAGCAGGTGGTACTTCTGCCCCATTAACTCCTACATCTTCCAATGTCGGAAGCACATCCACAACCATCAGTGAATCAGGGCAGGTTGTTGCCCCAATGGTTGTCAAAGCATATGTGGTGGAAAGTGAAATGACACAGACACAACTCCATGTCAAGTCGATTGTGGACAAGTCACAATTCCCTTAATTATAAAAAAAGCATCTATTTTATATTTTTAGATATGATTCGCAAACTACCGATATACAAAATCAGGATTAATACAGAAGATACTGGTGTTGATTACATTGCTCTTACTGATGATCCGGCAATTGAAAAGAACTTCATGGCTTTCAATAACCAAAAAAGATTCATCATGCAGTCGGAGGATAAAAGAATAGTATCAGGCCCTTTGATTGTGGCTAACTTGCCAATCTATCGCAGGGATGAACAGGGTGAATACTATGTGGTATTTGATGCACCAACAACCATGGAGATTGCACAAAAGTTTTTCCGCAATGGGTATCAAAGCCATGTAAATCTCAATCATGATCCATCAAAAAAGCCTGATGGGGTGTATATGTTTGAATCCATGATAATCGATGCAAGCCGAGGAATCTCAACTCCAAGCGGATTTGATACTCTGCCTGATGGCTCTTGGTTTGGCTCATTCAAAGTGGACAACCCTGAAATATGGCAGCAAGTAAAAGATGGCACATTTACAGGATTCTCCGTTGAGGGGCTTTTGGGATTTGATTATGTCAAGGAAACCGATGAGGACATCCTTTTGGAAATCATTGACCTCATTCAATCTATGTAATGAAATTATAAATTATCAATTCACATTATACTTACAATTAAAAAAGAACAAAAATGGACAAATCAATTGTCGAAAGACTTAAAACTTTGGTTGCAAAATTCGATACTACGGAAGCTCCTGCCGCATTTGCTGATGTTACCTTAGCTGATGGCACTGTTATCTCTTACGAGGGAGATATGCCTGTTGTGGGTGCAAAAGTAATGCACACAGATACCGCAGGCGTTCAAGGTGTTGCTGCCGATGGCGAATATCAATTACCTGATGGCACAATGCTAACTGTTGCAGGTGGTTTAATTACCGAAATGCACACAATGCAGCCAGGCGGAGAAATGATGGGATCTGACAACTCTGCCGCAGAATTGCAATCCTTATTAGATAAACTTTTTGGCGAAATGTCAAAACAAATTGATCCTTTGACTGAAAAAATCACAGCATTGGAAGCACAAAATGCAGAATTAAAATCAGCAATTGCTGCCTTTGATTCAACAAAGAAACTCGCAGAAGATACTTTCAACATCGTTGAGAAATTAGCTGCCGAGCCAAGTGTTGAGCCAACTAAAACTGCAACATCAGGAGCATCATCTTTCAGCTCTATGAAAACAATGAAAGAGATTGCAGCCGCTGCAAGACAAATCAGAAAAGATTTCAAATAAAAAATTAAACCCTTTAAAAAAATAAAATAAAATGGCATTTAACGTAACTGGTCTAACAGACTATATCAGAGAAAACGAAAAAGACATCATCAGCTCATCTATATTCTCTGCAAAGAGTATATCAATGGTGAAAGTACAAGTGGGTATCAAATCATCAGAAGATATCGAAATCATGGATTCATCAGCCGATTTCCAAGTGGATAACGGTTGTGCTTACACCACATCAGGAACAACAACTTTCAGCAGAAGAAACCTTGCAGTTAGCAAGATTATGATTGCTGAAACATTGTGCCCTGAAGATTTAGAAGCTAAATTCTTACAAAGGCTTGTACAACCAGGAAGCACACATGATCAACTTCCATTGGAAAAAGAAATCACAGATCGCAAGATTGCTTTGATTGCAAAACAATTAGAGGTAGCTGTTTGGCAAGGTGATACCAATGCAGGTAACACAAACAGAAAACAATTTGATGGATGGATAAAAATAATTGATGCTGCCGGTACTGCAACTTCTGCAACTGCTCAAGTATCTATCAGCTCATCAACTGTGAGAGGAATCTTTGAAGATATTTATTCAAAAATCCCATCTGCCATTTTAGGTGCTGATGACTTGGTTGTTTTTTGCGGATATGATACTTTCCGTACATTGATGACAAAATTGACTGCTGATAACTTGTATAATTATACAACTGATTCTGCTGCTGCAAGTTTTGAAATGATGTACCCAGGTACTAACATGAAAATCGTTGGTGTACCAGGATTGAACGCTGACAATGATGCAGGTGCTGCCGCAACTTACAAAAACCGTATTGTTGCTGCAAGAACATCAAACCTTTATTTTGGTACTGACCTTTTGAACGAATATGAAAAGTATGATGTATGGTTTTCTCAAGATGACCAAAATATCAAAACCTTATTCCGATTCAAAGCAGGTTGCCAAATTGCATTCCCAAGTGAAATCGTTACTTACAAAAACATCTAATTATGCCAACTAATTGCGCAATAATTCAAGGATATGAGATCCCCTGCAGAAATTCTGTGGGGGGTATCTCCAAAATATATCTGACAGAAATTGAGAACAAAGTTTCTTTGACTTCTGCATCAGGTATCATTACTGCCTTCACATTATCTTCAGGCAAAAAATTCTGGACATTCAAAATGGAAAAAGAGAATGCAGAATTTACCGAGAAGATAGTGCCGAGTGTTGAAAACGGAACTGTTTATTATGAACAAGAAGTTAAATTCAGCATGAAACAACTGTCAGCAAGTAACAGGAATAACATCCGTCAAATCGTTCAGAATCGTTTATTCATTATTGTTAAAGATAACAATGGTGTGTATTGGTTGCTTGGCGAGGTGAATGGATGTGACCTTGGTGCTTCCGATGGTAAGACAGGTAAAGCAATGGGTGATTTGAATGGTTATTCTTTGACCTTTATGGGCAAAGAGCCATCTCCTGCACAGCAGGTAACAGGAGCCCTAATGACTGCTCTTGTAGCTTAATCTGTTCATCATTAGTTTGGAAAGCCCTGCCTTTATTGGTGGGGCTTTCTTTTTATAAAAAAACTGCATCTTTTATATTTATAGATATGCTGAAAGTAATCAAAAATCAGAGCAATACGCTAATACTTACTTTGAATGAAAAGAAAACGCTTGCATCACCTGTTTTCCTTTTTCGCTGCATCAATGATATGCAGAGAACAGAGGTGGCATTCATTGCAGCTGATATTAGTGCTTATCCTACTCGCTATAATAAGTTTACTATCACTGAAACTTCAGGACCACAAACTCCAACAGCAGGAATCATTGAGCTATCACCTGCCGGGTATTGGCATTATGAAGTTTATGAACAGACAAGCACTTCCAATTTAGATTATACTAAAGCACTTCCAAATCAATTAGAGATAGGTAAATTATTGGTGGTAGGAACACCATCACAATTCACAAGATATGAGCAGCAAGACAAAAAATATACAGCCTACACCGGGTAAGTTTCAAATGCCATCAGTGGTCCAATTGGAAAATCACAAAGTACCAATATTTAAAGAGGTGCGTGGTGAGGATTGGATTCAACTTGGCGAGAAAAATGATTATGCTTGGTATCTCATTCAGCTGTATGATCGTTCAGCGAAACATTCTGCTATCGTTAAGGCAAAAGTAAATTATACTACTGGTGCCGGTTGGGATTTTGACAAAGAAAATTTGACACCTCAACAGGCCATTGCCTTGAATCAATTTATGAAGCGGATGAATCCTGATGGCGAGAGCTTAAAAGATGTGTCTATGAAATGTGATGAGGATAAAAAAATCTTTGGTGGATTTTATCTTGAAGTAATTTGGGATAAGATGGGCAATAAACCTGCATCGATTAAGCACATTCCATTCCGCAAGATGCGTTCAAACTATGACAACACTACTTTCTTTTATTCTGAAAGATGGTTGGACAAGAATGGTAAGATGAATCGCGATGTTTCAAAGGGAAGTGATTACAAAGTATATCCTGCCTTTGATCCATTTAACGCAACAGGGGCTCAAATACTCTTTTACAAGACATATCACCCTGCGCTTGATGTATATCCATTACCTGAATATTTGGGAGCAATCAGCAACAT